ACCCTACCTTGGTTCTGGGCAGATCTACCCTATACTAGAAGCAGATTACACTTGTAAACCCTTTGATATCCCCCGCAACTGGCTTAAATGTGCTGGGTTGGATGTTGGTTGGAATATGACGTCAGCAGTATTCCTCGCTATCAATCCAAATGATCGTACTATGTACGTATACTCCGTATATTTTAGGTCACAGGCAGAGCCTTCCGTACACGCTACCGGCATAAAGGCACGTGGTGCATGGATTCCTATAGCAGTTGATCCAGCGGCTCGTGGTAGGTCTCAAGTGGATGGCCAACAGCTTATACAAATGTATGCCGATCTCGGCCTAGATATATTTAAGGCCAATAATGAAGTCGAATCTGGCCTATTAAATGTATTCGACTCCCTATCATCAGGTCGTCTTAAAATATTTGAGACATGTGAGCCATTACTCGCCGAGATGAGGCTTTATAGGCGGGATGAGAGGGGCTCAATATTAAAGAAGAATGACCATGCATGTGATGCACTGCGATACTGTATTATGTCAGGGATTGATAGTGCAATTCGCGAGCCTCGCGAAATGGACGATGAAACTTCCGCATATATGAGTTCATCCCCCGATAAAACTACTGGGTATTAAAATAACTATTGCATTATATATAATAATGTGATATAATATGCCGTAATTAAAAATAAGAATATATAATGTCCTTAAAGAAACTAATAGAGTTGCAAGCTGAAACTAATATCGCTGAGAAATTAGATGACGATCGCCTTTTAGAGATTGGGCATTGTGTCGTACGCGATTTCGAATTAGATGAAGCATCTAGACAGCATTATATTCAGCAAATGAAAGAGGCGATGAAAATCGCTAAGCAAGTTGAGGAAATGAAGACCTACCCTTGGCCTGATGCTGCTAATGTAAAATACCCGCTAATTACTTCTGCTAGTATCCAATTCGCATCAAGAACTTATCCTGAAATCGTCAAAGGGAACCGCGTAGTAAAGTGTGCAGTCCTTGGTGATGACATGGACGGTAGAAAAACCGAATTAGCTGCTCAGATATCCAAGCAAATGTCGGATCAATTACTGGTAAGTTCAAATGAATGGGAACCTGGTACTGATAAGTTACTTCATATGCTGCCTATTCTCGGTACTGTGTTCCGTAAGACTTATTGGCACGAAATCGCTGGACATACCCGTAGTGAAGTCTGTACCCCCGACGAAATAGTATTAAATGCTAATGTTAAGTCATTAGAAGATGCACGCCGTATAACTCATATCATATATCAATTTAAAAATGATGTTATTAGCCGTATAAATGCAGGCTTATATATAGATGCTGATCTTAGTGATTATGATACTAATTATCAAGAACAAACTATAAAAGAATCAGCCGATAAAGATGCTGGCTATAGCCAGAATGATAAAGATATGCCGCATACGCTGCTTGAGCAGCATCGGTATTTAGATTTAGATGATGATGGGTATGAAGAACCTTACATTGTTACGGTAGATCTTAAAACTCGTAGAGTACTCCGTATTGTTGCTAGATTTGACCTAGATGGAATCACTTTATCAAAAGATAATAAAAAGATTATTCGAATTGATCCTATTAATTATTTTACTTCTTACATATTTATTCCCGATCCTTGTGGTGGGTTTTATGGCATCGGTTTTGGTCAGCTATTACTTCCTATCAATAAAATGATCAATACTATACTAAATCAGTTGCTTGATAGCGGCACATTAGCTAACATGCAAGGTGGTTTCTTTGGTAGAGGCGTTCGATTTAAGAATGGCAAGATTAGTCCTAAGCCCGGTGAATGGATACCTCTAGAAGCTGCTAGTGGGTCTTCATTAAAAGAAAACATCCTTCCGTTCCCATTCAAAGAACCTTCCGCTGTTCTTTACCAATTACTTGGCTTGATGATGCAGGCTGGAAAAGAACTAAGCTCTGTATCAGACGCAATGCAGGGGCAAGAGCAGGCGCAAAATGTACCAGCCACTACCATACTAGCGCTAATTGAACAGGGCAACAAAGTCTTCGGTGCTATTCAGAAGCGGCTATACAGATCCTTTAAGCAAGAATTCGAAAAGATATTTAGATTAAATAAATTACATCTAGATGGATCAAATTACGGATTGAATTATCAACAACTAAATGGTGGCAAACAAACCCCAACATCTATTGATTATAATGATCCACAAATTGAAGTTTGCCCAGTAGCTGACCCTACAATTAGTAGTGAAACTCAGCGGATGGCAAGAATTCAAGCTTTAATGCAAATGATGCCCCAGTTATCCCCTGCTGGGCAGCAATATGCTACCGGATTATATTTAAAAGCTTTACAATTTACTGATGCTGATATTAAAGCATTAATGGCTCCTCCTGAAGGCCCATCGCCTGATGCTCAGAAAATGGACGCTGAAATTAAGAAGATTATGGCTGAAGCGCAGGCTATAACAATGAAGCCAATGGCAGAACAGATTAGCTTGCAATTAAAACAAGGTGATCAAGAATTAAAAGTTAGAGAAATTGAAGTGCAAGCTATTATGGCCATGGCACAAATGAAGCAAGCAGAAGCTAGCAGTCATGCCGCAATAACCAATGCAGAAACAGGCCGATTAAAGGCTTCTACTGAATTGCATACGGTGGCAAGTAAACCAATGGAGGAAAGTAGTCTAACTTCTGCCGATGCTGCTAGATACACCCAAGCTGCTGAAACACTAGTTGGAAATCCATTACAAAGTAACCAAATGGGGAATATGAATGGTCAAAGTGACCAAGGTAGCATGGAGGGTATGGCAGAAGGACCCGGTGACATCCAGAATGGCGCGGCTATTGCTCCAGCTCCGCAGGGACTTGAAGCAACAATTGCTCCACCCGGACCTACTCCGGCGTGAGTATTTAGAAAGAGAAGTTGCCCATATATTGGGAAAGATAGAAGTGATTGAAGAAATCTTAGACGCAGACTTAACAGACGAGGACTACACAAATGACGATTGACAATACAAAAACACATGGCGGCCCAGCTGGACACCGAATTTTGCTTAAAATGGCCTCCGAAAAACCTTATTCTCCCGGTGGTATTTATTTACCCCCTAAAGATGAATCAACTATGACCAAAGGTACTATAGTATCCGTTGGTCGTAATTGTTACATCGGTTCTGGTGATGAGCATTGCTGGTGTGAAGTCGGCGATGAAGTACTTATAGTTAAAAATTCTGGACGATTAATCACAGAAGCCGATTTAGGCGACTTTGTAAAAGATGGTACGTACCGAATCATCAATGACATTGATGTAATCTATAATTTGACTCAGGTGATGTAATGGAAAATGAAACGGTTGATGTAGTTGTAGAACAAGACTCAGTTGAAACATCTGCTAGAACTCTTGGCTGGCGACCTAAAGAAGAATTTACTGGTGATACTAAAAATTGGTATCCAGCGGACGAATTCATGCGGCGTGGCGATCTTCTATCTGAAATTTCTAAGCGTGGCCATGAAAACAAGCAATTAAGAGAATCTGTAGACATGTTGGCTCGTAAATTTGAGCAACAAGAAAAACAAGCGTACTCTGATGCTCTAGCCAAACTTCGTGAAGAAAGAGAAATGGCTATTGATGTTGGTGATCGGCATAGAGTGTACGATATTGAAGCAAAAATGGCGAATATTAATGCTCCTACGCAAATGACAACGGAAAATCCCGGAGAAGCTGAAGTGAAAGCCTTTGTGTCTAGAAATGCCGCCTGGTTTAATGATGCTACCCCACAGAATGCCGGATATAAAGCAGAGGCCATTGCATTTGATGCACAACTACCTGCTGATATGGATGCAAGTACTAGATTAGCAAAAACTGAACATTATATGATGCAAAAAATTAATGGTCATGCTAAAGATCCAGTGTTAGGACAATCTGCGGAATCAAAGCCAGTAAAATCAACTAGTAAAAAGAACTTTGATCATTTATCAACTTCTCAAAAAACAATATGTGACAGATTTATTAAAATGGGTGTTTTTAAAACACGCCAAGAATATGTAAATGAATTAGATAAACAAGGTGATTTATAATGACAAAACAAACAAATAAAGAAACAGAATTGGAAGATGTAAAGCAAGGGTCTGCACCATCATTACTAGAATCCGCCGCTTTAAATGATAGTACCCGCGTTAAAAAACGACCAGCTCGTGAACGTTTGCAACAACTTAAAGTCATGGGTGGATTAACTCGCCCAGGCTATATTCGTAGATGGGTCAAAGATAAAGCCACATCTTCTCAGTTTGGATCAAATGTAAAAGACAAAGAGTGTTTAGGTTACACAGTTGTAACCAATGAAATAATCGGCAGCGACCGAGAGTATGCCTCCGCTATGGGATCTGTAGTAGAGAAAAAAGAATCTGACGGGGTACGTATGGTACTCATGGAAATATCATGTGAAGACTACAACGAATTGCAAGAAGCAAAAGCTGCTATGCGAAACAATGATGTCAAAGCCCTAGAGGGTAATGGTTTTTATAATGCAAACTTATCAATAACCAGTAAATAACTTACTTTAATAACTTTCGAGAAAAAATAAATGGCAAATGTATCGTATGTCAATGGGTTTAGCCCCGTTGAAACATTCGACGGCGTTCCTTACAATGGAAAAGTTAAACCTTACATCATTGGAACTGGCGACTCAACCGCTATGTTCATTGGTGATTTAGTTAACATTTCCGGTGGGCTTGCAGTCGTAACAATCGCTTCTGATCTTAAAGGCTTCGCCCTTCCAATCGCAGTTCAATCTGCCGCTACTACTACTACTGCATGTGGCGTTATTGTTGGTTTTGAACCTGATCGTGTCAATCTAAACTTAATGTATCGTGCTGCTTCAACACAACGTGTAATTTATGTTTGTGATGCTCCTATGATGCTCTTAGAAGCACAAGAAGATGGTGCAGGAACACCAATAGCATTAGCTGATGGTACTAAAAATATCAATATCGTTGTTGCTGCTGGTAACACTGTTGATGGTTCTAGTGGTATGCAGTTAGATAGTTCTACAGTTGCTACTACTGCAACATTCCCAATTCGCCTTATCAAACCAGTTCCAAAAGTCGATAATGATAATGCAGGTGGCTTGGCTTATACAAAATGGCGTTGCATGATTAACAACGGCGTCTACAAAACTGGTGTTTTAGGAGTTTAATTATGGCTGGTATTATTACCACAGGCAGTTTTCCACGTTCATTACTACCCGGTGTGAATAAATGGTTCGGTGATGGTTACAACTATCGCGCACCAATGTGGGATAAAATTTTCAAGAAATATAATTCAAATCGTAACTACGAATTTGACGTTGCAATGATTCCTACCGGACTAGTTCCAGTTAAGGCGCAAGGCGACGGCATTACTTTTGACAGCATGCAACAAAGTTTTGAAACTCGCTATGTACATGTTGTATATGCAAGTGGCATTATCATTACTCGCGAAGAAGTAGAAGATGATCTTTACGATATCGTAGCTGCTAAACGTGCTGAAGCAATGGGCCGTTCATTTGCTACCACCAAAGAGACTATCGCTGCTAATGTACTTAATAATGGCTTCAGTACGAGCTTTCTAGGAGGTGATGCCGTTTCATTGTTTAGTACTGCCCATCCATACCAAGGTGGCACTTACTCTAACCGTTTGTTAGTAGATTCCGATTTATCTGAATCCGCATTAGAACAAGCTATGATTGATATTTACAGCTTTGTCGATTTTCGTGGTAAACCAATTAGTGTTATGGGCGAAAGACTCATTATTCCTAAAGAATTGACCTATGAAGCCCAACGTATTCTTAATTCAAATCTTCGGGTAGCTACTGCGGACAATGATGTGAATGCTATGAAAGACGCTGGAGTACTGCCAGATGGTATTCATGTAAATAGATATCTTACTGATCCTGATGCTTGGTTCATCATTACTGATTGTCCAGATGGTCTTAAACATTTTGAAAGACGCGCTCT